AGTAGGAATTGCAGTAATTAATGTTTTTGTAACCGCCATTTCTAGCCTCCTTTAAGCGCAGCTATTTCAGACTTTAACGTAGTGACTTCAGCAGATAACTCTTGCACTGCTTTAATTAAAGGATGAACAAACATCTCTTGCGATATCCCTTGAATGTTATCTTTTGATATAGACCAACCGCCAAAATCTGTAATGTTGTGCTTATCCATTGCTGATTTGACTTCTTGAGCAATCAGCCCATACATTTTTTCTTTATATTCTGCTTCTTTTTCGTTTTGGTCATAATCTGGCAAATCTGTATCTATTTCAGCTCTTGGCTTCCATTTGAAAGTTACAGGTCTTAAATCGTTGATAAAATCTAGTCCACAATCAGAATTATCTGTTACCTCTGTTTTATATCTTTGATCAGAAACCCTCGTCCAAGAAGCATTTGAGGTGTAATTGTTATACACACGGTTAATTCCATTACCTCTACCGAATGTAAAATAGTTTCCTCCAAAGCCCGTAAGATCAGCTCCAAAATTTAAACTATACGCATCGTCTGCTGCGCTAGGATTTACGTTGATGCCCACACAAGTGTTGTTATTTCCTGTGGTTATAACATCTCCTGCATCGTTCCCGATAAACGTGTTGTTATACCCTGTAGAATTTAATTCTCCTGCTTCTGATCCAATAAACGTGTTACCACTGTTCGTATTAACTGCACCAGCCTCGAAACCAATTGCAGTTACACCCCCGCCAGTTGCGTGAGAGCTTCCAGCAAGTGCGCCAACAATTGTACAAGAACTTGATGTAGTTATTGCGTCACCCGCAGATTTTCCTATGACCACTGTTTGAGTAGCCGTGGTTATGGCTGAAGATGCCCCTACCCCAATCGCAACGTGTTCGCCGCCCGTAGTAGATGCTCCAGTAAGAGCTTCGTATCCGATGGCGACTGAGTTATTTCCAGCAGTCGCTCCATCACCTGCGTAATTTCCGATGAAGACGTTCTGTGTGCCAGTTGCCATGGAAAGACCCGCTTGAAGTCCAATTCCCATATTGGAGTTAAAATTATTCGCGCTTCCTAAAGCGTTGTTTCCGATTGCTATATTAGAGCTACCTGTACTATTTCCATCAAGAGCGCGAAACCCGATTGCAACGCTGCTGCTTCCTGTAGTCAGGTCGTGACCAGCCTCGTATCCGAAGGCTGTGTTGCCCTCGCCCGTAGTATGATTCGTTAATGTTTCATATCCCATTGCAGTAACGTAAAGACCCGTAGTATTAGCACTTGCTGCTTTATAACCAACAGCAATACTGCCAGACCGTTCTGTTTGTTGGCTTAAACAATCTTTTCCAATAGCGACATTATTCCCACCAGTAGTCATGGAACCGCCAGAATCGTTACCTAAAAAGACATTGTTTGATGCGGTTGTTACAGCATCCCCAGAACCTTGCCCCACTGCGGTGTTACTGTTTCCAGTACTAGATACTTTGAGTGCATTGTGTCCAACAGCAGTGTTGTAACCAGCACCTGTATTAGCTTGAAGCGAGTTAGAACCTACAGCCGTGTTTCCCTCGCCCGTGGCGTTGGTCATTAAAGCATCTAATCCCACCGCTGTATTGTCGTCTGCTGTTGTATTGTTTTTTAAAGCCCCCGCTCCGACTGCCGTATTAGCCGTTCCCGTACTGTTGTCCTCAAGCGTATACGCTCCGAATCCGGTATTGTTATTTGCAGTGGTATTAGCTCCAAGTGAGTTGTATCCAACTGCGGTGTTGGCTGCGCCTGTAGTGGTCGCATCTAAGGAAAGTCCACCTACTGCCGTGTTGTATGTTCCTGTAGAAATATCACCGCCAGCATTATGTCCAATTGCAACATTGTACATATCCGCATTAGTGGCTGGATTTTGGCTCTTTAAAGCATAATTACCTAGAGCTGTTGACCTGTCCCCTACTGTATTTGCAGTCAAAGCCTCTAGCCCTAAAGCTACATTGTTATCACCTGTGGTGTTAGCCGTTAAAGCATCCATCCCCACTGCTACGTTGCTTGAGGCAAGATTAGCGAATAAAGCATCTTTACCAACAGCCGTATTAGATGAGCCTGTTGCATTGTCTTTTAAAGCTAAATATCCAATAGCGGTGTTGTCATTTCCTGTACTGTTTGTGAATAAGGCTGCGTATCCCAATCCTGTATTGTTATTTCCAGTTGTGTTATCCGTTAACACTCTACTGCCAAAAGCAGTCAGATTGGCTCCTGTCGTATTATCTTCTAAAGTTACATAACCAAAAGCAGCATTGTCTGCGCCTGTGCTATTGGTTGTCAAAGCGTTATACCCAACTGCTGTGTTGTTTGATGCGGTAGTTTGAGCATCTAATGAACCAGAACCAACTGCTGTGTTGTACTGCCCTGTAGTTGTCGCCCCACCAGCATTATCACCGACAAACGTATTGTCAGAACCGCTTGTAAGCGCATCACCCGCAGCCTCACCTATCGCTACGTTATCTGTCCCTGTAGTCAGCCCTGTGCCAAACGCACCTGAACCAAGCCCTACGTTGCCTGTACCGCCTAGTACGTCTAAGACATCAGTAACTGCTGCTCCTGAACCAGCACCGTCTGTAGCGATCATCCTGATCCCACCATTTGGTATGACCACATTTGCGCCTGTGCCTTGGCTTAGTGTAACTGTGTCGCCAGCCGAGTTCTGAACCACCCATACGTTAGAAAGAGTGTTTGGAGCTAACGTGACTGTGCAAGCCTGTGAGAGAGAACCTGTCAGAGTAAGGGACAAAGAGCGAAATGCATCACTAGAACCGTCAGCCATCGTTATGGTTGCTGTACTAGCGTCCGAAAGAGCCTCGCTTCCCGTCCCAAATTTTTCTGCGATCAGCTCTAAATTCGTATTTGTACTTGTTCCCCAAGTTCCAGATTCATCGCCAGTAGCGATCTCTTTTAATCTTAAATCATTAACGTAAGTTGCCATAAGCTACCTTTTCTTAGTTTTAACTTTGGGTTTTTTCATAGAAGACAAATGCTTTTTTAAAGTATCTGCTTGTTTCTTGTGGGTCTTAGATGCCTTTTCTAAACCCTTAATTACTTTCTTTACCTTACGAACCATCAGGCTACCTCTTTCCAATTAGGTGTCTGGCTGTCGTCAATAGCCGTCCAGTTTGGTGTTTGACTTGTACTAACCCCCGACCAACTTGCTGTTTGACTGTCATCAACCAGGCTCCAAACAAGCGGGGTAGTTGTTGATACTGTGACCGAATTACCCGATACCCCAACAATTGCGTCACCATTAATACTAACGCTTGACGTAGACGCGATAAGCTCTGTACTAGTGACAGAAATCGTATTGCTTGTAATCGCTGTAACGCTGCCAACAGATACTGTCGCAGAGTTTCCTGTCGGGGATACCGTTGCTGTACCAGTAACCGTAACCGATCCCAGACTGACTGTAGACGAGTTTCCACTTGGCGATACATTTGCATCGGCAGAGACCGATACCGATCCAACCGATGCGGTAGCTGAGTTACCTGATGGCGATACATTCGCCGTACCTGTGACACTAACCGAACCAACGCTTGCAGTAGCAGCATTGCCAGATACAGACACACTCGCACTAGCGGATACAGATACCGATCCGACAGAGACTGTTGCCGAATTTCCTGTTGCTGTGACATTCGCATCCGCGCTAACTGAAACAGATCCAACAGACGCTGTACTTGCTGGGAAAGCAGACCCATTACCCCACGTTCCCTCACCCCATCCATGAGACGAGGAATTCCATCCATCAAATGCAACTTTGACATCTGCCACATCAGACCTTATGCAATCCTAATTATTGCGTTACTCGCATCTGCTGTTGGGAAAGCAACAGTAAAGTCGCCGCTTGTAGATGTCTTATCTGCACCAAAATCCAATACAACAACTGCCCTATTGGCCGATCCCGCTGTAGTAGAGGAGTTATAAATTAACGCCCCTCTTGCAGTAATTGAGCTGCTAGACCAAGTGGTATCGGCAAAGTCTGTAAGTGCTGTAGTTCCTGATGTGGTCGGATCTACATTAGTTAGTGTATTACCACCAGCGGTATAACCTGTGCCTGTAGCAGAGACTTCGTTAGTCGTAGCATAAGCCGTAGTAGATGCAGACATTGTTGCGCTGCTAGTAAACAAAGCAATCTTAAATGTATTGCCTGTACCTGTGGTAGTGGTAGTGCCGCCACCAGATCCATTGTGAAAGTTATGTATTCCTTGTAACAACTCGGATTTAAACGAGGTAGTCACAGCCTGGGTAATCGCCATTATAGTCTCCTTAGAATGTCAGCCATGTCTTTATGACCGTTTAACTCAAGTTGAGCAATTAAAGTTGTTCTATCGCTTTTTACAGCTTCATCCATGTAATACTTAACAGCATGAAATACTTGCTCTTTAAAAGCTTCTGCTTGTTCTTGTATTATCGGGTGACTATTGCCTCCAACAGAAACAATAGTATTTGTTGCTCTTTCTGCCCAATGCTCAACGGGTAACCCTGCATTGTTAGTGGTAACCACATCAACACTACCAACACCACTAGTACTAACTTCGATCATTAACGCCTCGCCTGTCTGACGCTTCCCGATCTATAACTATCGGTTGTATCATATCCTTCACCCAAAGCTTTTAATTTACCTAAAGCATCTTCATATCTTGCTGTATATAAATTCAACATATCAGCGTCACCTTTAAGAAATGTATACGCTTCAACAAGAGATCCATAAAGCAATGTGCTTTCAGAGTTAGTGCCCAGCCAACTAGTTCCATCGCTAGATGCTGTAATAGATTCTGGTTTATAAAAATAATGAAGCTCTGCTGTTAAATTAGCATTAGGAGTTGGCCCTAATATAAAAGTGTTTTCGTCAAAAATTGCGTAATATTTAGGAATGCCTTCCGTTGTTGCTACAGGATACGACTCCCTAATAAAACTAACTTCTTTAAATATTAAAAATTCATAACCACTATTATCTACAGCAAGAGAGTAAGGGGCTAAAAAATCAGAAGGCATAGTAAGATATGGGGTTCCATCTGTTGTGGATCCAGTTACGTTTTTTCTAAAGTCAGGTAACTGAATGCTTTTAAGAATTCTATCTTCTGCCTGTTTAATAATAACTGGCAAATTGTTAACAAACGTAGTTTCTGTTGTTTCAAGATAATCCTGAATCGCATTCTTTAATGTTGTATATGTCCACGCCATTAGCTTGTAGTCACCGTAACTTGTCCAACTTTTGCCTCTATATTTAGACCCACTGTCCTACTGCCCAAAGAAGTGACTCCTCCACCAACAGGATCAAATGCAAAAAACTTTCTGCTTTCCTCTAAGCTCTGATCTGGTCTTGGATTCCTCAACGCCTGAGGATCATCTAGTCTTAATCTACCAAGTTGCAATTGAGGCTGATCTGGACTTACAACATCCTTACCCACCCTCAAACCAGTTGGTCTGCCATTTTTTATTTGAGGCACAAGATCTTTGATTGGATATCTAAATCCAGTTAGATCGCAGTACCCAAATGCATATTTTCCGGCAGCATAACTCAAAATCTATAACCTCCTGGAGCTATAAATAAAGAAGCCTTGTCTCTTCCCCCGCTAGAAGCTAGTTCCCATTGAGACTCGTATTCTGTTTTTAGTATTGCAGATCGATCATTTGCAGGCGGATATTTCAAAGAAAGCCTGTAAGAAAGACCAGAAATCAAACAAGGAAGATATCTTGATGGGATATCCATATTGTTGCTTGCAGGCTTTCCTGAATCTTCAATTCTTTCCATGTAGTAATACCCTAAGGTATATGTTTTTTGATCGTCTGGGGAAGGCCATAGATTGACAACAATACCTGTTGGAGTTCTTTCAACAAAATACTGAAGAGGTTTTGATTTGCTAAGCTTGTTGGATAAATGAGAATACTGACTAATGGATATTCTGGTTAAATTCTGATCAAACTGATTATCTACATCACCAGAGTCTGTTCTTATAAATGCTTCAACAATGTCAAATATCTTGCCATCCAAAGTATAAGAACTTGTTCCGGCAGTTAATGCTTGAGTTCCAAATTTAACTGTCCACAAGTTAAGACCACGGTTTTGCCATTCAAGCATTAAAAGATCAATACTTCTTCTGGCAGTTTTGTAATCATAACCAGTTCTAAGCTCCATCCCAATATTTTCAAAGGCTTCTTCTATCGCCTCTCCAATATCCAGATTAAAAGCAAATGTTCCGCTGGTAGCCATCTAAAATACTGGGGGCTTTGTTTTGCCTCTAATAGCGCAACCATCAACAGGTTTTACCCTGCCTCCTCTCATCATTGCTTGAGGTTTATAAGCGCCAGCCTCTACTTCTTTTTTTAAAGCATCAAGCTCTTGTTTTTTTTCTTCTTTTCTTTTTTTATCTTCACGTTTAGAGGCGGCACGATCATATATACCTCTGCCAACAACACCTAATAGATTTCTATAAGGCCCTGTCCCAGTTGCTATCCCATAGGCGGGACTTATTGCCGAGAGTATTTTATCTGGCATATTACCTTTTCCTTTTCTTTGTATTAGAAACTTTTGATCGTTTCTTTTTAGATGGAGCGTTTTTTACTTGCTTACCTGTCTGAGGACGAGCTATTGCCATTACTTTGACTTTGATGGACTCTTTCTTTTTTTCGGAGCCGATTTAGTCTCTGGATCTTTCTTAGTCGCCTTCGTTTCCGCTTCTTTCTTTGCAGGCTTGTCAGCACTCTTTAAAAGCTCCTTTAGCTTAGCTTCTGCTTCAGGTTTACGCATTGGATCAAAAACAACAATATCATATTGACCGTCAGCGGTTTGGCCGCTGCCGTCTTTGTTTTTCGTTCCGATCTGGTAAACCTCTTCGCCATCAGCAAAGTTACCATTAACAAACATTTCAAGTTTAGCCATATCGTTTCCTCACTTGCATAACGATTACATATACATCACCGCTAGAATGGCCAACAGTTGTAAATTGAATATCACCTGTTGTTCCAGAGGCTTTTGTATCTGGTATGCCAAAATCTGAAAAGTCTAATGTATCTGACCAATCCGCAGCCAACTGCCATGCCAAGACATCTGTTGATGCATCAAAAAATATCTTTACCCCCATCCCAATGGTTTGGTAATAAATCTTTTCAATAACAACAGATGAGCAAGCTTTGTCTGTCATTGGATCATTAGACAAAGAAGATACA